TTCGTAAGGATTGTTAGGGTATTGAAAGTTTTTTTCGAATTTTTTCCAATAATCGGAACGCTTCGTATATTTTCTTCTGGCCATGTTAAATTTTACACTGAATTGATTAAAAGTTACTTTCTAAAGTCAAAAAGTTAGGTTATGAACATCGGTTCAAACGTTTCTATTATATCTGATTTAGGTTGTTTTTTCGAGTCAAAATAGATTTTTGTCATCCAGTTAGCTAACAGCAAAGCTGAATAAGAATCTTTGCGCGCTTTATCCGGACCTGTTTGGCGCCTTAAATTGCTAGGCAAATCAAAGGTTTGTGTGCCTTGGGCGGTAGTAGTAATTTGTATTAGGGCACATTCATTTTTTGTTAAATTAATCATATCTGCTTGGTGCTCTATAAAGTCTATCATTTTAGCCCCCTTGTTTTGCTTATTTTCCTCCTTTAGTTTTAAAAATTTCAATTCGTCTATAGGGATCATTTTGTTTTTTTGGGTGGTATAACTATCATCAATTGCCTGACTGGCAAAAAGTAGCCGTCTGTGGTCAAGGTGGGCTTGTAATAACTCATTAGCTTGTCGAATCCAATGGCTTGTAGGTTTACGCAAAATCACATGCTTGTAGTCTCCTTTATTATATTGCTGTTTGTACCGGCGTAGATCCTGCTGATACTCCTCAGGTTTATCAAAGGGTGCCTCAATCAACTTTAATTTAATATCTTTTCGTTTGAAGGTTTCGCTTTCGTTGCATGCCTGTAAAAACTGAACCCCCCCATTGTAGTCACCACATATGGCGACAATATTAAAATTCTCCAAACAAAATAAAAAATATCTCATGTGATGTTTTAAAGATGTTCCAGCCAAAGCGTAACTATGAACTAGAGTTGCTTTTTGTTGTTCTTCATCTAGTTTTAATATTTGTATTGCAAAATCATCAGAGCTTTCTGTTTGAGACCATGACGGGTCAAACGCTAAAATGTATTGAGAATCCACGCTACCTTTCACCTCTATAGACGGGAACTCTCCGTCTGGTACGGTACAAAGGGCCATCTTACTTGTCTTAAAATACCCCGCGCTATCATCTGTGAAAGTGGCTCCAAATTCTCTCTCGAACTGAGATTGGCTCATCGTCGATTTAGCTTGGTTGAGCAAATTTTGATCGTATAGTTGCTCGGGGGCGCAATCATATGAAAAGTGCATAATGCATCTAGACGCGCTATCCTTCTGCTCTTCACGCATAATATTGAATTCAAATTGCTGATACACTTTATAAAGATATTCAAATTTATAAGAAGCCGACGAAAGCGCAATTAATTTGTTGCCGGGCCATATATGCCTTTCCTTTTCCTCCATGCGACCCTCCTCGATCAGTTGGGTTTCGAGTTTATCCAAATCATCACGCTGTGTTGGGTTGGTAACTACAGACAAAAAGGGAATAATAACTTCATTGTAAATTCTTTCGGGCATCAGCGCAAACTCGTCAATAATAATTCTATGAAAACGAAACCCCCGAAGTTTTTCACCGTCCCCCAACGGCAAAGCTCGAATGCGGCTCGTACCAATTTCCATTAACCACTCATCGTTACTTTTAGAAACCTTGGTAATGCACTGTTTAAAGAAATAGGCGTCTGGGTGCATAGAAATATCTTCAATTTTCTTAAAAATCATTTTGGCTTGGCGAAAAGATTTTGACAAAATACCAATTTCCACACCTTGGTTCAAAATAGCATCTAGTGCAGCAAAAATACCCGTTGTAAACGACTTTGACATCCCACGCGACCACACCCCAAGAAAATAATCGGTCTCAAACATCCCCTTCACAGCCATATGCTGAAACGGAAATAATTTTATTCCCATCAAAAGTTCGGTCGCAAACGTAATATTATTTCTAAGAAACTCATATAACGCAAGCTTTGCTTCATGCTCTTCAAGAAAACCCTCCATTTTTGCCAATTCGCCATTAGAGCGAAATCGGTGAGGAGGTCTACGCTGCGTTCCTTCTATCCAGCTCATGATCTAAAAAATATTGCATGTCCGTGCTCCAGACTTCTTTGCCCTTATAAAGCAGCCTAGGAATAATTTCCTCTGAGATTCGTCGACTTCCACTAAATAAAAACTGACAATGCCCTTGAAACTTATAACTTAAATCTCTAACCCTCTTCAAAATGAAATCGATATTTGCGGCACGCTTAAACGCTCTGCTGGCCTTGATCATTTTTTGCGGAGTTGATTCTATAACTACAAATAGATAAGAATCTAATTCCTTAACCCGCTGAAGCTCTCTTTGAAAACGCTCATAGTTTTGATTGCTTAGGGTAGCATGCAGATCAGAACCTGACTTGCGGTCTACATAAGTATAAGAATAATGGTCGCCAAAAAGAGTATAATCCCCAACATCTAACTTATGAGCCTCAGTCTGAAAAGAAAAACTAAGAGGGGACTGCTCTCGGGTATCGATAGCAACTCTTAGATCCTCAGGCAACGTAAAAGTAAAAAAATTCTTAGGTAACCTATCTCCGTACAAAGGACGTAGGCCAACTTTTTTAACAGCTTCATTATAACTACCAAATATTTTCCTATAAGTATCTATATCTGGCAAAAAACAACTTTTGGTTTCTAGGTGAAAAGGAGCATAAGATCTTTCTTTTTTGAGTTGTCTTTTTTCCATCAATGACAAAATGTATTTTCCCACCTCTGAAGAAGGGGCGCTTTTACACCATTTCCTAAGCTGCTGCTTGGTGGAGAAGTCCCTCTCGAAATACTCTTCAAATTTTTTAAACGGCAACGGTTCTCCTGTTAATTTATTTTGGCGAGGATAATGGAGAGTGTAATATTCCGCCAATGAAAGCCCGTGTTGTTTGAGATGCTTATGTAGGGAGCTTCGCCCCTCAAACTCTTTTTTGCATTCAGCGCAACGAAATATTTTTTTGCAGACTCTTTCCATTATATTACCTCTCGTTTGCTAATACCTAAAACTCGAGACTTCCAATCAACCATTTCCTCTAGCTTATCTGATTCTTTTTTAACTAATGTTTTTTGCATGTCTGCCATTTTAATCATTAATTTTCTCTCGTCTTCTTCTTGGAATAACTGTACTAATGACAATACAGACGCATTTCTTTGTTGTTGGTTAGATATTCTTTTTGCTCTTTCTCCGTTTAGCTTTGCAATCATTTTATCTATTCTGTTTGTGCATTGATTATATTCTTCAGATTTGGTTTTAAGCATTTCCGTCAAGCGCATGGTTAAATCATTTTGAGCCTCCGTATCGTCGAACATTAAATTGAGTTTTTGTTTTTGTTGCTCAATTTCCTTAAGATTAATATAGTCCATACACACATTAATATATAAATTTAATTCGTCTGCGGTTAAATCAGGTTTGTCCCACGTAGACCTGATATATTCTGATTCTAAAAGCTCGCGATTTTGTTTTGTAGGATAGGCATTGATGACCTGTATAAACCTAGGGGCGGAAAGATAGGTCAACAATCTTTCAAGGCACTTTCTGTCTGCAACGCTGATCTTTTCAATTTCAAATTCCTTGAAGACAACCTTATTAACCTTCTTGATAACCGTAGTCATAATCTTAGGAGGAGCATAACGATCTCCCGTTATCTCATCTCGCAGATTAGTCATATTGGGAAATTCTTTATTAACAAAATCAGACAGCGCGATAAATTTTGCGCTCTCATAAAAGCCTCTATGGTTGGTTTCTTCGGTCCACAGCAATTGCGCAATCTCTCTTTTTGTCATTTCCGCGCAATAGTGCCTGTGCACAAAATCCTTTTCATTCTCTTGTAGAAAATACTTGCTGCTTTTCTTTTTGACCTTAGTACGGTACTCAAAACCCTTTTCCACCCAAAATTTTCTTAAGGTGCGCCCTCTAATAGTGCTCCCTTTTTCGTTTGGATCGTCAAATAACTTTTTGGCGGCTTCATTCAAATCTCCATCTAGTTCTTTGAAGAGCTCAACCGCCCTCTCTTTTTCCTTCTTGGATAAAGTATATTTATTCATAAAAAATATCCTCTTTTCTAATAATTTTCTTTGCTATATTTTTGTATTGATTTTTTAAATTTTTAATTTGCTTATAGCCCGCCTTTCTGCCCTTTTCGTTGCTCTTGTATCCTAATATCTTTGCCACCTCTTCTTCGCTGATACCATCTATAAAAAGCATCTTGTAAACCAAATAATGTTTGGCGGTTAGTGTACGTTTGATTTTAACATGAAGAGTATTGGTGGCCCTGCTAATGTCGAAATGATCTTCAGGGTTGGTGTTTTTTGTATAAGCGTGAAATTCAAGGGAAAGAGGCATTTTTATATCATATGCATTTTTTTTAGTTTTTTCCCACTTAGCAAACAAATCACACTCGTTACACTGAAGTCCGCTGGGGGTGAAGGCGCACAAATTAGCAATCTGCCCCGCTCCTTGTTCTGCAGATTGATTGTATTCACAATTTAGACAAGGTCGGGCAAAATTAGAATAATGGTTTCGTAAAATATTTTTTAACTGATTGGAAATGATTTTGTTCACCCACGGTTCCAGTGGGCGCGACTGGTCCCATAAAGCCCATTTTTTAAAAATATGGGCCCTAATAATTTGGGCTACATCATCAAAATCAAACCAAGCAATGGCATGTAGGTGCCACTTGTAATATCTTTTACGAATCTCATTATCTATTATATCAGCCCGGTCTTCGTACGTGGCATCTTTTTTATCCTCCATCCTTGAGCACCTGAGATTTCTGTCGTGGCGCACATTCTGCCATAGACTGGGCGAGAAACTCTTCTTTCGTAAGGGTTTTAGAAGGGGCTGCTGGGTCTCGGGGAGTAATATCTGTAGGGTTCATAGGGTTATTTAACAACTCTCCTAAGGTAGTTTTTTGGTTTTCCATCTCTATTGAATAATCTA